TACCCTCGTAGCAGCAAGATTTGAACCCCTACTAAAAGTAAAATCTCCACTACCATCAGTAGGTCTAATACTATACAACTTACCATCCTTGTAAGCAGAGGGTATCATTGCTAATGATGCATCCTTATATAAACTCATAATATCTCGTTCAATTCGTTAATAGTACAGGTTCTTGCTTCCGTATCACCTCCTGCGGCTACCACTCGCACATCATAGGCATCCATCAATTGTCTGCCTCTATCCGCTTGTGGGTATCTTCTCAATGACTTGCTCACACATTCAAAGGCTTCCATCGTAGCACCATCTGCTAATGCTCTTTGTTGGAATTGTGCAGGGTCAAGAATGTAGAACATAGCACTACCCCAACCAATTTGGTTAGTAAATGCATCTCCACTTCCCCACCAAGTTCTTCCGTAGATTGAGCCGTAGCCCTTTTCATCACTTGCCATTGTTCTCTAATTTTTTGATGAGCTTCTTGAGCTTCTTTAAGTTAACCTCCTTCGGCTGATAGCGTTTATAATTGCCATCCGTTGAAGACTGCATCTTTGTCTGGGTGAATGTCATCGTTATTGTTTGTGTAGTATTCAGGGTAAGTAGACTGATTGAAAGACATAAAATCAATAAACCTACGAGTGTAGTGTTCAGCAATGTCTCTGTGTTTATTAGTCAAGAAGTCTACCTCATCCTTCTCCATAGCAATACTGTTCTCTGCCGTGTGCTTGTAAGCACCTCCATTACCTATCGTGTAAGCAGAGTGAGGTAGGTACTCTACCATTGCCCAATGGATCAACATAGGTTGTACATAGTCATCCAATAGGGTAGCGTAAGCAACAGGCAATGTACCTGCGATGATGTCATTACGCAACTTGTCGTACAACTTTGTGCCAAGATAGTTTTGGATGTGAATCTCTTGAGCGATCTCTATAAACTGCAAGAACTTATCGCTATCTACATTTCCAGAGATTACGCTATTGCGCACTAAATCATCTCTTTTTATAAATAATACCTTTGCCATTATTTTCCGTAATTAGGGTGATGCCCTTGTCTCGGCATATCAATAGGGGCTACCGCAACCTCTTGAGGGTTTTTAGGCAGTTTAAATCCTTCTCGTACCGCTTGGTTTACATTCACATATCTTGTACCTCTCAAGGCATCGCCTCCGTAAGGTTCTCCATTATTCTTTAACTTCTTCTTGTAGATTCTACGCTCCCATCTGTGGTAGCAGTTTACTCCTCCCTTGTATTTAAACAAAGAATAGTTTCTACCCTTGTGTCCAAAGCTCTTGTTTACACCTCTTGCACTCATCATACCGATGTCTTCCTTGCGGTACAACTTGCCTTGTGATAGCATTGTCTTGCAGAAGGGTCTTGAACTGCCTTTGGCAGTCTTTTTAGTACCCTTTACATACTTATACCTCACCTTGTACATTTCGGTGTCTTGTGTGCTATCCTGTGTAGCCGAAAGGTTTACCAATCCGTTGAGGTATTTCTCAACATCAAAGTCCTCTGGCTCATCATCTCCCACTTCTTCTGCATCAACGAGTTCCCACTCATCGGAAGGCTCATCCTCCCCCAAGTCAGCCAATGCATCTAACATCTCGTGGGCTAACTTGTCATCAAGAAAAGGGCGGCTATCAGCACTTGAGAGTTCCTCCTTTACATCTTCTTCAATGTCTGCTTGTAGCTCTAATGGTTGTAGGGTCTTGAAGTAGACATTTAGTGATGCTCCATTTACTGCAAGGATATCATCAATAGCATCAAGAATCATCTCTTGGATAGGGCGTACAACCGTGTTGTGGAACAAAAGACTCGCAGTCTTCAGCTCATCAGCATTGTTACCCAAGCCTGTATTGTCCTTAATACCCATCAACATCGGTGAGGTAACTCTATGGGCTACCATCAACTTACGCATACTCTCATCCGCCAAGAATTGGTATTGCTCACTCGCATCACTCAACTGAACAGGCTCAATACTTGCAGCCATCTCCTTGTTGTCGTTAAACGCCAAGATAAACTTACCAGAGTTGCTTGATCCGCTAAACTTTTGAATGATTCTACGCTCAATCAGTTCACGCTCCTCTTCAGTTGGTACACCATTGTTGAAGTTAATCAACATACTTGGTGACAAGCCGTTCTTAATGTTGTTGATGTGGTAGTTCGCTACCTCTTCCTCCAACTCGGCATAAGGGAGACCCCCTTGATAGTCTACAGGAGAGTAGTAGTAAAATCCACTACGATAAGGCTTGATACAATAAATCTCAAGACCCTCACTCTTATCTCCATATCCAAAGGCGGGGATGCGTACAGGCTCAAAGCCTTTCTTACGAATCTTTGTCCAATCTTTAGAGTAGTAGTATCCTTCTACTTCACCATCATCGTTCATCTTCTCCATACGGAGAGTCTCAATAGGCATATGCTCTACTTGAACGATTTTAGTCTTCTGCTTATTGTAGATAACTTGGAAGGCTGCTTGACCCATCGCCTTTAGATCAAAGGTGACCTTACGCATACAAGTGCGAGAGAAGAGACTCTTCATCATTGCGTACTCATCAGGCTTTCTACTTGCATCTGTAGCGTGTAGACCCTTTCCGTAGATAAGTTCGGTCATACCATTGATAATGGCATTGTTGGTAGCACTACCATTGTACCTGTCAATGAGGTACTGAAAGTAGTTGTTATCTGCACCATAGGCTACCCACTCCTTACGGTTGTCTTCAACAACTTGGGGTGTAGTATGCGATGCAAGATTTACGATGCGGATATTACTCATCGGTATATGTATTGATTATCATTGTCGGTGTCTTCGTAGTAAGTGAACTCACCGCTATTTATGCTGAACTTCTCTAAATTCGTTTGGTTGGTGCAATATACCTTACCTCTATATATCTCGTTAGAGCCACTTATTTTAATTGTGTAGTATCTACCCTCAACGAAGGTGTAAGAAGGTGTTATGTGTAGGTAATTCGCCTCCTGCGTAGCCGTAAGAGACTCGGTGGTAGAAGTATTTGTCTCCTCATCAGTAATCAATACCGATACGCTTGTTTCAAACGCTCTGGGAACAAAGTATATCTTCTTATCCGTTGTAGTTACTATATGCATAATAGGTTAACCACAAGAAGGGTAAAGTGTTATAAAAGAAAAGGGCAACCCCGAAGGACTGCCCTAACCAAACCAAAACACCTATGTCAAGTGTCCTACAAATATACTACTTTATTACGAAGTAACAATAGTTACTGTTGCAGAAGCCATACCATCAAATGGGTCTCCTGCAATTGCGCCATCAATAAAGTTAGCAGGGGTACGCTCCATAGCATTGAAAGTAAGTGTGTATCCACTCATATCTCCCATTGCAGCACCTGAAGCAATAGTACCACCTGTTACATCCGCTCCGTGTTCACGACCTACCAAGTAAGCGTTTCCGTTGTAGTCCTCAACAATAATGTGAGGTCTTCCATACGCCAACAATTTGATCTCGTTGTTATCCTCCTTGCTCAATTGTGGCAAAGAAAGGTTAACCGCTTGGTCAAAGAATACTGTTCCGTTCTCACGAGAAGCGTTGATTGTCTGCTCTACTGAAGATGTGCCTTTCAGCTCATACTTGTAGGCAGAGAATGTTCCATCCATATCGGAGATTGTATCATCCGTTGCAGATGTAAGAGAAATCGTGCCTAAATCACCGAAGTCTACGAAGTAAACCGCTTTAAGACCACCTACCGACTCACGGCAAGGTAATGCACGACCTTTTGTTAAATCACAAGCCATATTATTCTTTTTATAAAAAAGGGCAGACAAGCAATCGCCTACCTGCCCCTTTAATTATTAACTAAACCTACTCTTATGAGTAAAGTACGATGTCGCTACCAATTCCGTATTGTACACCTGCAGTAAAGCGCATTACAACACGAACATTTTGAGAACCATCAAGGTCAGCCATATCAATCAACTTAACCTCGTTGTGGTCTGCCAACAAACCTGTACCAAAGAACAAGTTAGATTTTTGAGCAGCAACCATAGTGTTGTCACTCAAACCAGAACATACGAACAACTTAACGCCATCAAAAGCAAGGTCACCACCATTGAACCAAGTAGTACCTTCGTTGTTCACACCATTAGCACCCAATCCTGAAGCACCGAATCCACCCAAAGCACGGATGTAAGCACGAGCAACATTAGAAGCTACATAGATGTACAAGTCTTCTTTTCCGTAAACTGCGGTTGGGATAGCATCTACTACTTTACCCATCTCTGTGATAACATTCGCAGCAGTAACAGTAGTACCTGTTACATCTACAACTGTACCATCAGCAGCCAATAGAGTTTCAAAACCATCAAACTCACCTGCGTTAGCAGTTACCCCTTGCCAGATGTTCTCTTCAGTCTTCTGTGCTACTTTAGCAGCGATGTGACCGATAAGGAAGTCAGCAAATGAAGGAGGCAAAGAGTCAAATGCAGAGTAACCCATTTGAACTGCTTCCCAATCATTGTGGAAATCTTTCTTACACAATTCCAAGTTTACTTGGAACTCTTCAGGCTGAAGGACACGCTCCGCCAAAGTAACTGTACTTTGATCTGCGAAATCACAAGCAGCGTCTTTTACCAAAGCATTAGTAGAAAGAGTTTTCATTACTTCTTTATACTTAACATTTGGCTTAACTGTGATACCACCACCTTCAATGGTATCAGCACTCAACAATGCAGCAGAAATGTATTTCCCTGCAAATTCACCAGCATATGTGGTAGTAATTGATGTTGCCATTTTCTATTTATTTAATTATTGATTGTTGTACTTGTTTATTATTCAATTCCCCCTATTGCATCACTCGCTTTACGAGTAACTTGTCCCAGTTGTCCCGCATCACTACGGATTGCAGAAGTCTCTCTATATGCAGATGCAAGGTCATTAGGCATATCCATACCTAATTCGTTAATTTTCTTTGCAACTTCATTAGCATTGTCTACTACAACATTGGCTCTCTTCTCTAAAGCAAATGCTTTGTCAGCGATAGAATCCAACTCACCTAAATATCTACGAGCAGAACGAGACAATTCAGCGTACTCTTGAGAAATACTCTCCGATTGCTTCTTAATGTCTGCAATAGCATTAAGGTCAACTTTAACCTCTTCGGATAGTTCAGTAGACACTTTAGCAGACAACTCTGCCCAGATTTTCTCTACTTGTTTCATTATCCTAATTTGTCAAAGATTCGTGATAGGGTGTCTTTACGGCTTCCTTTAGAGAACTTGTGCATCTCCGCAGGTTTGCTATCTGGAGAGTGCTTAATAGGCTTTGCAGCAGGTTCATCAGCAGACAAGTCTACCTCTTCAGCGACTACCTCTTCTTTAACCTCTTCAGCAACCACTTCACTCATCTCTTCTTCTTTAGGAGACATCATTGCTTTGATCTCATCAATCATACCTTTGAGTTCATCCATAGCAGCAGATAGTTCTTCTTTGGTAGCGTAAGCCATCTCTTGTTCAGCTTGTTCTACTTCCTCAACTACCTCTTCAGCCTGTGGCTCTTCAGCAGGTGCTTCTTCTTCACCTTCACGAACTTCAGCAATGATACCTTCTTCTGCTACAACAAGCATACGACCATCTTCCAAAGTGTACTCACCGATAGGTAGAGCAATCTTCTCTTCTTCTTCAGTAATGATGAACACCTCTTGGTTAGGCTCAAATGCTTCGGCTTCAATAGTAGTGCCGTTCTCCAACTTCATAGACTCTAACTTAACCTCATCTTGTAGGTTAAGCAGTTCCATAATCTTGCTTAATGTTTCTTGTGATTTCATATCTTATTTAACTCTATTTGCTTTTAAGTCGTTTATTGCTCTCTCAATAATGCTAATAGTCCCCTTGTTGAAATCAACACTCTCTTGAAGGTATTTAACCAATTCATCAGCACCTAACTCTTTTGCTTGAGACAATCCTCTTTCAGCAATATCCATAGCAGTACCGTGAGACTGTGCTGCCGCTTCGTAAGATGTTATAGCACCTTGTAATTGCTTTAATGCTTCACTACGAAATCCCTCTGCTCTTTTCTCAAGTTTGATAACATCATCTTTGATGCTCAACTCCACCTTCTGTGAAGCCAACTTTGCGAATACCGCCTTTTCAGTTTTGCCTTGTTTCATTGTTATGGTAAAGAATTTATAGTTTCTATACTAATTCTACGCAATTCTTGTATAGCTCTTTTTTGTTGAGTGATAGATTGGTCGTTAAGTAAGTCCATCAATTCTTTATATTGAGGCACACTATTAACTGAAACGCCCATTTCTCTTGCTGCTTCACTAAATTCTCGCATAGCTTGAGTGGCTCTGTAAACATCCGAATCTAAATCCGAGATAATTGTTTGAGCAGATGAAGAAAGAGATTCTAATTCACTTGCTGCGGAATTATATTTCTTTATCGCAGTATTGATTTTACCAGCAGCTTTTGACAATGAAGAATTGTTTTGCTTGATTTGCTTAATGTAGTTGCTCAATTCTTTAACCGATGAAAGATTAACCTCTTCACCTAATTCAACTTCAAGGATTTCTTTCTGCCAATCTTTAAGTTGAAGGTCATCTTGCTCGGCTAATTTAGCCATCACCTTATTTAGCGATATTCTTTTCATATCAAGTTAACTATTAGTGTTTGTTATTGTTAGATTTTTCCAAGTTCCTTTAGTTTGCTCTCTGCCCATCTCTTGGCACTCTTGCCTCCCCATAGCAGATAACTGATGTACCCACAAGAAGTGGTGTCTCCCTCATCATAGTATTCCTCTGCTCTGGACAAGTAACTATACATCCGTTTAATAGTCTCTACGCTTATCGCTTCACCTTTGGCTAACTGCTGCGCTCTAACCTTACCTACTTGTGTCGCACATTTATTATTCACCTTCTCATTTAAGGCTATACCCCTTTTGGCATTGTTGCGTACTGAAGTGGGGTAATCCTTGTAAGTCTCAAGTTCAGTACGCTTACCCTTTTTTGTGCGGAGGTCTTTCTTAATGATGGCTTTGATAGCGTTGAGTTGTTGTTCAGCCTCCATCTCTTTCGCATCTTGCTTACTCGCCTCAACCTTGTCTACGAAGTAGCCCTCAATAGAGAAGCCCTTCACACGACCACTCTTCACATAGTCGTTCCAGATTTCATCATTGTGAACCTTCATACTAACCATCCAAGTGCCTACAGGCAAGTTCATACCATACATCTTGCTCTTGTCTTGCTCACCTTCTATGATCCAACTCTCTACAACACTTAAACCTGTGATGTCTATTTGGTGTTCTAATGTGGCTTTGTTTTGGTTGCCGTTGATGAAGAACAATTCACTTGCCTTTCTTACCGTGTCTTGCGAGAAGTAGATGTAGTACTCATCCTCTCCGTTTCTACGATAGATAGGTTTATTGGGTACAAGGGCTGCGCCTAAAAGCACACGCTTGTCCTCATCAATGGTTTTTAATTCTACTCGCTCCTCTTCCTTGAGGGCAATGAAGTCCTCCTCAATAGCAGGGGACTCTACGATACTGATGGCTTGGATACCTGCTTGGAGGCTACCCTCATCCAATAAAAGTTCTACGATTCTCATTATGGGAATGATACTTGGTTAATTCTATTTCTATCTAATTGTTGTTGTGAGGTAACATCTCCTGCAACGACATATGCTCTCACAGGATTATTCTGCAATGACTCTAATATAGCGTTTGCGCCTGTAGAACCTACAATGTTGAAAGATGGTGATTGGGGTTCGGATATATTACTATCCAAACTCCCAACTCCCCCTCCGAACTGCGTGGCTTGTATAGTTCTTATTTGTGCCAATCCTGTAGCCAGAGCAATACCTGCCTTGACAAAGTTTTGTCCTGTTAACGCATCTTGTGGTACTGCCAATTGTGCTGTGACCGCTTGAGCAGTATTTATTACGGCTTGTGCCGTTTGTAGTTTCTTGTTTCTCTCAAAGGCTCTCTCGGCACTTGCCTCATCATCTTCAGCAAACGCTTCATTAAGTTGCATAATAGCATCAAGACCTTGCGAGGTGAGATCAAAGTTCTCTTGGATAATGTCTCTTTCTAATTGAGCAACTTCAGCAGCGTTTCTCTTCTTAAAAGCCGTTAACTCTTTTTCAAGAATTAATTTTTGACCAACCGCTTCTTCATAGGCAATAGTTCCTTTCTCTAAAGTGGTTATCTCATCTGCAAGAGCATATATCCTTGCATTTATAAGACCTGTCTCTAAACTATACTGCTTTTTTAATATCTCTCGCCTATTGTGCATCAACTCCATTTGACCCTCTTCCTCTATGCGGATAGCCTCTTGACCAAGTTCTACTTGAGTCTTTAATAGGTCTCTTTGCTCTCGTGCTAAAGCATTTTTGTTGAGTAGGTATTCGGACATCTGTCCTTCAATACGCTCCTGAATATCTATCTGCTCGGTCTGGGCTTCTAATAGAGCAAGGTAATTCTCGTTGTTTGGATTGCGGTCATATTCAAGTTGAGCAACCCTTAACTTCTTTTCTGCTGCAAATTCCTCGTTTACCAACTGTTCTTGAAGGATGCGGTTTAACTCTTCGTTTGCTTCTATTCTACTTGTAATGCTATTTTGCTCATCATCCCTTAATTGTCTTTGGCGTTCTGCCAAGATTTGAGATTGTAATTGCAGTTTGTTTCTTTCAGCATCAGCAATCATTGCAATCTTCTGGAGTTCCACAAACTCTTTAGCTTGTGCCATACTATCAGTAAGGGCTGATGCAAATTGTGACCAAGACTTATTTTGAATTGCCTCAATAACACCATTGAATGCAAAGATTAGAGTCTGTAGAGCAACGGCAAAACCATCAGTAACTCCTTGATTGGACTTGACCACATCTTTAAACAATTGGAAGCCCTCTATGACCAATCCAATCCCTGCTGCCTTAATGGATAGACCCAATCCCTTGAAGCCTTTAGACAACAAGTCAATGCCTTTCTTGGCATCTTTGGCACTATCACCTACACCCTCTACTTCTTCAGCAATTTCCTCAATGCTATCAGCAGTTTTGTTTGCTTGTTTTTGAGAGTCTTTAAGTAGGTTGATTAACTCACTTAACTTTGCCTCAAGACCAGAAAGGTCTGCTCCAATTACTATAGTCTTTTCTATCGCCATTTGCTCAATGCTTCTTTAAGAGTACGAGGGTATTGGTACTTGCCTTTGGCAATCTTAATGTCCTCATCTCTTTCGTTTGTCTCCTTGAGAGCCTTAATAAGATAACCTAACTTGCTATACATCGTTGAGTAATTCTAATTGAGCCTCACCTGTAGATAGGTTTAACTTCATTTGGTTGATGATGTAGTTTCTTTCACCTATGGTCAACTTGTCGTTGATCTTGAGAGCCAACATCACCCCAAGAGGCAACTGCCCCTTAAACATAAACACTCTCCTACTTGCATCGTATAAGTCCGTGATGTAGTCCTTCCAATAGGTGTTGTACAAGCCTGTGTTAAATGCTTGAAGATGGTAGGGGTCTACCTCTGTACCAAAGTTGATGGTCTTGGTAACACTCGCAACTGTGTCCGAGTTAGTGTTGCTTATCAACCACATATCTTGCTTTTGAACGGCATTGCCACTCATATTGGTATAACTCCAATGGTTAGCAAGTGCTACCCTCAAGTTACCTGCTGCATAGAAGATAATAGGATTGCCGATGTACGGCTCTTCCTCCCTCGTTACGCATTGACCAATGTTTAGCATAGTCAGACCTACTCCGTTTGTGTACACATCAGTAAGTCGCTCAAACAACATATTGTCAAAGCCTACCTCAATGTCAAACTCCTCGCCATCAAAACTGAAGTCGGCACGAAGGTCACCATAGCCTATGTCGTTTTGGAGTCGGTACTCTTCTCCAAGTATTGCTCCAGTCTCGCTATAGCCGAAATTGATTCTACGATACATTTGTGGTTTACGGATAGTGACCTCTTCCGTATCAATGTATTCTGTAACATCTCTTGTAGTTCCTTCTGCATACCAATCATCTAAAGGCTCAATGTCGTATTTTCCGTTTCCTGTGGGTACAATAACCAAGTTAAAAGCCCTTACAAGGCTTCCTATAAAGTCACTAATCTTCTGCTCTGGCAGTTGGTCAGCAATAACAACTGTACTGCTAATGCTCTGCCCAATCTTGCTAACGCTATCCCCCAAGTTCCAAGTTGATAGATAGAAGTATTCTACATCTACCGATATAGTACCAATAGAAACTACTGAAGCATCCCAATCCGTAGGAGGAGCGAAACGCATCTGCACCGTATCACCTACCTCTAATGTACCCAACAAGATTGTCTCGTTTGTTACATTACCACTATGTTCTCTTGAGGTGTACAACTCATCGTTGACATACACTACAATTTTATAGTCATCCGAAGAAGTTACACTATAGGTAACTCTCAATTCAGTCTCTTGCGCTGCCGTGATAGTGTACTTCTGTGTGGTCAGGTCATAGTCTCCTGTAGTATTAGAAACGAAGTTGATTACTTGAGGAGGGAATCCATTAGGTTGGTCTTTGAACATATACCCTGCTCTCCTATGACACCACATAAACAACTTACCAAAGTCAGCACTATCAAAGAAGTCACTTTGGAACTCTATGCCGTACTTGGTCTCAATAGCATCTATAATCTTCTTCAACTTAACCGCAGGTTTCAAGTCGTAGTAGAACACTCCGTGTGAAGGGTCGTTGTGATAATGGATGTTACCATCTCCGTGAGAACCTTGAGAGTCGTAGTACCATCTTGTTACAGGCGTAATCAATGGGTAGATGACTGCATTGTCAGTACCGCTTACATAGTTGTTGATACCTGTTTCAATGTTCGTGTCATTGTAGGTGTGGTTTTGAGCAGACAAATCCAAGACATTTAAATTGTCCTCTCCAAACTTGTCCTTCAAGGAAGTGACATTGCTATAGAACCCTACATTATATGCATAAGGCTCACCGCTTTTCATCTGCACCCCTTCCAACTCCAATACACCATCTCTAAAGAGGTTGTTGTTCACCTCTATGAAAGCATCTACTCGGAGTTTGGCATCAAACCCTCCAAAGACATCTACATTGTAGTAGTGCTTGAAGATTCCATTGTTGATAGGTGAAGCAGGAATAGTAAAACTCTGGGTAAAGTCACCAAAGACTTTAGAGATGTCCTTGATGTTTTGCACACTCAAGTTGATCTCTATACCCTCATCTTGAAAGAGGTCAGCCTTTTGACCATCTATATATAAGTCTACTCTATACATAGCGAGTATCAAATGCTTCTTCTACTTCTATCGTGTAGTTGATAGTCTTGTCGTTTACAACCTTCTGCAAGGTTAGGCTACTTGTAGTGACATTTACAGGCACACCATCTAACATCACACGCTCACTCATAAGCATCTGCTCCATTAAGAAGTCGTAGTCTTCACCTACCCATCCTGTATTCAAGGTAAATCTCTTGCGACCATTGGTGTTTGCTCTTTGGTATTTATGGGCAGTCGTGTCATACGAGAATCCAGAGGATGAACTGCTACCTAAACTTCTTCTGTATTCAGTTGTGGTAGTGTTGATGGTAGACTCACTTCTTTTAAAGAAGGTAATGCTCTCCCACATACCATTCTTGTTGATGAACTGCATCACGCTTGGCGTGTACTTGCTCTCACAAGTAGGATAGAACCTACGAGTATCTAATGTAGTACCATCCTTGTCCTTGAGGTTTAGGTCGTAGTAATTAGAGTAGGTTAACACCTCACCAACGCTATCTACCCAAGTACCAAGATTACTAACGCCACACGGCAGTAGTAATACCCTTCCTTCAGCTTGTAAGTTTTGAAGTTCACTCTCCGTGATTCTAATATCAATGTTGTAACCTCCATCACCTAATACCTCAACATACTCAAGACCGATGTTGGCACATAGAGGGCCACCCTCAACTGTTCCTCCATCAGCAAGGACTCTATCCTTGTATGCCCAATAGATGTCGTAGCCCTCTCCCCATTTACCAAGATATACAGGCACTACTTCGTTACCAGAATCCTTAATGTACTTTTGGACATTGACACTTGCGAAGCCTTTGTCCACCTCTTTGTTAGCCGCCTCAATAAAGATGTGGTAACCATTAGATGCCTCAAAGATGTCTGTGCTTCCTGTATCGTTTATAGTCTGTGGTGGTTGGGCTTTGTTTACATAGTTCACCTCGTAGTCTATCTGCACCCACATCACGCTACCATCAGGTGCGTAGGAAGTATCTGTAGCATCAAATCCTGTGTAGGTATTGGATAGGTACTCTTGTACCATAGGAGCGATGTCAAAGGATACATCAGTTCCTGCAAAGACATCTCTAAATAAGGTGTATTCTGGGTCAGCAGGTCTTGAACTTCTTGACCCTCCCCAAATGTACACTTCCATTGTGATGTCCGTGATAGACCCTGCAAGGGCTGAATAGTTAGCCGTAATGTATATAGGGCTTCTTGCCCCAACTAAACTTTGTGGTGTGATTACACTCATCGCTTGGTAAATCTTAAAAATTCATCTACATCCATAGAGACTGCTTTAAGCACCTCTTCAGGCAACTTACTAAACTCTAATCTAAATGGTGCTTGGAAGAACTCACTCTTGGGAATCCCTCGTTGCTTAATACTTCTTGATATGAGGAAGGCTGCTTTGTCAAGGTTCGCCTCTGTCTGCTTTACAAAACTATTGGTCTTGAGGTCTCGTGCCTTGACCTTCTTCTGTGCCATCCAAGTGCGGATAGAACTCTTTGGAGGTTGCTTACCATCAAAGGCAAATCTTGATCCGTTGGGTACTTTATACTTTGTACCGCTTACCCCCTCATCAATGTACTTTCCATAGTCCGCCATCTTGAAAGACATAAGGAGGTGTACACCTGTTGTGAGGTCGTAGTCCAAACTATCTTTGAGTTTCCCACTACTAACTTGTCTCCTTCTTTTCTTCTTACCATCGTTATAGGTAATAGTACGAGTAGCACCAAGATTCAGTCGTGCTGCCTTGATTACTCGCTCGGCAAACTGCCGTAGCACCATCTCGGTATTTCTCGTTATTACGGACAAAGGGTAATAGTATTTGCAATGTCTATAGACAAGGTTAGATTCCAACCTACCAGAAGGTTCTCAAACCTATCCTCAAATGGCTCACAAGATGGTGTTCC